CCACTGGAGTTGGTGGAGGAAGCGGGGCATTTGCGATGCTTGCATCTTCAATTCAGCAACTCAGTGCGTCGATACAGTCTAATGGAGGCTCAACTGATGGCGGCGGCGAAACCACTGTAAATCTCACTTTCAACATCGACAAATCTGGAAAAGCAGAAGCCAAAGATGGAGAAAACAAACAAGGAATGGATTCAAAGAAAAAATCAACAGAAGACGAAAAGCAAGAAAGACAGCTTGGTGATATGATGAAGGTTGTTGTATTGCAAACTCTTAATGAGCAAAAGCGTCCCGGCGGTATTCTTTATCAATCTTAAACCAATTTACTTTTAATCCAATCTATTTGCTCTTTCATGTCTTTTATTTGACTATCCAATTGCAATATGATGCTGTTGTATACTGCGGTTGGGTTTTGGATATTTTCATTCATCAATGGAAGCTTTAAATTTGGAGAAAACTTGTTTATCAATGAGTAAGAATACGCGCCATCTTCTTTTGTAAAATTGGCGGCAAGAGTAACTTGCCATTTTTTAAACTCAAAGCTTGATTTATTCAAAAACCGCGAAATTGATTGATCCAAAACAAAAAATGTAAAACTGGGGGTTCTTTGAATGTCTACAACTTGTCTTTCTTGTTGTTTTTTTTCACTGCATTCTTCAAAGTCTAAAGTTATAACCGCGTTTTCTCCAGAGCCGCCTTGCAACTGTAAAAGTTCTTGCTTTGGAACTTGAGAGTATTCTCCTTTTGATTTTAATTTCAGTTTTTTAATCCCGCCAACTTCATTAGTTGCTGTGACTTCAAAACTTGTGCAGTTGGCCAAGTTGGTTACTGTGTCAATAGTAGGTTCTCCATCTGATATTTGAACAATATCTCCAACCAAATAGTCTGAGCCTTTTTGTTCTATACTCGACAATCCAAGTGCTTCATACTTTATCAAATTGATGGTAATAAAGTCGCCAATTGACAGTTTGTTTTGTATGTCCTGTTTTATAAGAAGCTTTTTGTCTTCTGTTTTTTCAAAATTAAATTTGAAATTTTTTAATTGAACATCAGAGACATTTACAAATGAAGACTGGTTATCGATTTGCATCATCGATCCTTCTCTCATTCCAAGCAAATTGTCTGACCCCACTGAGTAAGCGATATTAGAATCTTTTTTTAAACAAAGAAGTCCTTTGGGGCTTTTTTTTGTTGCGGTTATCATTTTAAGTTTATCAAATTCAATGGAAAGAATTCTACTTCTGGCTTTTTGCCGTTTGGTTCATCTGGTTCAGAAAATGTGATGGTTGGCTGTTCGGTATAGCCACACCCCCACTCTTCAACAAAGATATTTGACAGTTTTCCATTTTTTTGACTACATGATATTTTAGCTTTTTCACCTCTGTTACCAAAAATAAAATCAGGATCTTCCTGTTTTGGTTTTGTGGGTTCTGATATTGTGGCTTGTATATTTTTAGTATATCCAGATCCGGGGTCTTTGATTTCGATGAAACCAATATTGAAAAAACGATTGATTTTTCCAGTTTCTGTATAAAAATCTTTGACTGAAAGATTTTGCAAGTACGTTTTGTTTTTTTCAAAAAGAACTTTATGTGCAGCGTTGTTATTCTGCTTTGCAATTTCGATATTTTGGTCATTCGCCTCAATCAGTCTTTGTATCAAAGGCAATTCATCTTGCGTGAATTTTATTTGCGCGAATTTTTCAAAGTCGCTTTGTATTTTCCCATCTTTTACAAAGAAGCTTTGGCAAACGCTTTCTTCTGGACAGCTTTCTTTAAAAAAAATAAAGTCAATTACTTTTTGTGATATTGAATTTTGTTTGCAAAAGTCGTGAAACTGATCAACAGATTTTTTCTCATCAAATTTCTTTTGTGTCAAAAATCTTTGTATGGAGCCGTCTTCTAATGCTAAAAATAGAGTGTTCATTGAAATTTTATCGTTATAATGTTTCGGGAGTAACTTGAGCAGTCGGACCATTTAATCCATTCCAAAGTATTCCTACTGTCATAATTTCTGATTTGATAGGTTGATTTAGTGTCATTGTTACTGAGACGTATTGAACCAAAGAGTTATAAGCGTTATTTTTCTGCCAATTTTCCGTTGATGTTACAGTTTGTCTATCCGGCGCTAGCGTTGCAACAGTAGAAAGTTTTATTTTATTATCCGTGCTTCCAATTGCCTGTTCAACATATCTACCATTTGAAAATATAACCCTGCTATTTGCAGGTATTGGTTCTAAAAGAGATCCTTCGACGGTCACTGTTGTCTCAAGGTCTTTATACATAGGGTCGTCCTTCGTGTCTGCGTCTGTTGTACTTAAAACGACACCATTGTTAATGGTTGTTGTGACGGTAAAGTCTTCTGCTAATCCAAAAGAATAAATGTTAAATTGATTAACCTTTAAATTATATGCATAATACCGTCCGTAAAACCAATTGTATGCTCGGTTTCTCTCTCCGTAATATATCCGAATAATATCCGAGAATAGACTTGTGGCTTGCGTTATGCATTCCAATTTGAAATAAGCTCTAAAAATACTTCTTGCATCTGGCTCGCCTTTTCTTTTTATTAAAATTGCTGGGGACACTTCAAAGTTTTTCGCATTGTCCATTACACTACTTAATGTAGTCAAGCCTTTTTGTGCTTTTTCAGCTTCGAAGCTATCAAGCAATGTTATAGCGACATATTTTTCTTTGGAAAAAATTTGCGCCGGAATAGTAATTTTTTCTTTGGCTTTTGCGTCATTCTTATTTACAAAAGTCGCAACTTTGGTGATAGTACCAGTAAATGGCTCTGATCTCTCGGCAAATATAGGAAAATCACTGGGAACTGTTGGTCTGTTTCCTGTATATCCTGTAAGTGTGTAGTCTCCATAAGCATCTTGTGTAAATCCAGATTGTTTGACATCGTTTCCATTAAACCAAATGTCAGAGTAATAAACGATAGCTCCTGCTGTGTCGTTTATTCCATTCATGCTAGCATAATTTGTTTCGCCATCTTCGTCCCTGAAGATTTTCAATTCAATGTCTCCATTAAAGTTTAAAAATTGTTGGGTAACATAATTCGTTGGGTCATCAGTGTTTGCCCCGAGAATTTTTGAAGTTGCGAAATTAAAGTTGAAGTCATCAAAAACTTCTGGTTGGTCTGGGCTGTATGGATTTAAAAATGAATTCTTCTCTTCAGCAACAATTGAAGCTTTCGCATTTGTTAAATGCACATCTGGAGTCATTATAATTTGCGGAATGGCTGGGTTTCTGACTTGCAAAATGTCGTAACCTTTATTTGCGTTGAGGCTTTGAGAGAAAACTGAATTTTCTCCAGAGTTTTCTGAGTCAGAAACGAAGTTATAGCCAACACTGCTGTTTCCATCAAGATCGTGAGCTTCTATAACAACGTCGTAGTTTCTAAAAGGTCCGTTTTTTCCATTTTTAACATTAAAAGTTTGAACGTTGTCTGGTAAATCTGCTCTTGGAAACACATAATTTTCATAATCAGGGTAATCTCTACCATTGGTTGCGATTACAGCAATTCCTGATAAATTTTGTTCGTAACTGAAATTCACAGCATTTTCGTTCAATGACAAACCTGTTTGCTCAAAGTATATAACTGGACTTGGCAAATTAGAGTCTGGACCAGATGGTTCTCTTACCGTGAACCTATACAAAAGATCTTTAGCTTGTAAATTCAAGGTTGTTTGAGCTAGTGAGGCATTCCAAGAAAAACTTGGACCAAGAATATCTGTAGATTGACCTGTTTTATCTGCTGGATTGTTTGATGCTGTTTGCGTTTCCAAAGTCAAATCAGAAATTATAATATTTTGAATGATTGGAGCTTGATCTATAGTCTTGAAGCCTGAAACTGAAGTGTTTGATGGTAAGCTGATTGGGTTTCTGGAATAAGCCCTGAAAAGATAAGTTCCATCTTCCAGTGGAGCATAACTGCTTGAAATTTGTTCTCCTGTTGCTGGTAAAATATCAATCAGATACTCTGAATCTGGAGTTGCATCTACTACCACGCCGCCTCTTTGAGAAAAGTCTGCTCCTATCCATCCGCCATCTCCTATCCCAGATTTTTTAGCATAAATAGCCACACTTTTTATTCCGCTCAAACTATTGTCTGGTAATCTTACTGTAAAAGGAATTTGAGAAAATTTACTATTTTCACCTTCAGTATTTTGTATAAATTCAACATCTCCAATTATCAATTCGTTTGGAGGATCTGGTATAGCATATATGTTTGTATTTTCTATTTTTGTGGAATTATCTACTTTAGTATATTTCTCTGGCTTGTAAATAATGCATTGGACATCATATTTTGATGCTGGTTCTGATTCTGCCACAGATATAACTCTGTATAATTCATCTGGATTTTTGTCTATTTCCCCATTAGAATGAATAGTAAATACATTGACACCGCTTACTTCATAATCAGAAATATTTAAAGTGTCGTTAGTGGTTATTTGTGTTCTTACGATGTTGTCTGCGCCTGTTACTCCAGAAGCCAACGAGCCAGCAAAAGAAAATGATTGAATTGCGCTTCTGTCAATTCCAGAAACATCATTAGATGTCAATCCGGTGACTAGTGCTGGGTCATATTGATAAGTTGGAGTAAGAAGTGAGAACTCGTAAGTTTCAGCGCCACTTAGTGGTATTTCAGAATCAAGTGTTATTTGAGTTTCTGACGCAGTGGCAGAAATGTTTTTTATTCTGCCGCCGTGCCTTTTGCTTGTTTTTGTGTTATCGGCTATTCTGACTACATCTCCGGGTTCAAGAAGCGCAGCTTCAATGCCAGCCCCAAAACTCATTGTTTCTGTTTCTAAATTGTCAGTGCTAATAACCCATCTTCCAAGTCTTTGAGCTTGAGATTTCCTAGTGATACCGAAAGCTGTAACTTCTTTTCTTATCACCCCGTTTCTTCTTATTCCATCAATATCTTCTATTACTTCTATGGATGGTGTATAATCATTATTTCTATCGTTGTATCTTACTGCTACAGTATTGAATCTTGATTTTCTGGAGCTTGATTGATACTTAAAATTGCCACCTTCTACATTTGCATTTGTGAATGTATGAATTGGATCAGAAGGTTTGTCTTGAAAAGCGCGAATGCTACCGCCAGCGTAATAAATCAAACCTCTAAAAATAGATGCGAAATCTTGCAGTGCCGTGTACGCATCCAATCTATCATTAAAATAAAGATCGCAACTAAATCTTGGTTCGTATCCACCTTTTCCATCTGGAACCATTTCGTCGCAATACTGCGCGATTTCATATAAAGTCCATTTATCCACCAAACTTTCTTGGATTTGCTCGCCAAGACCGTATCTTTTGTTTGTCAGTAAATCGTAAAAACACCAAGCTGGATTGTCAGTCCATTGTTTTTCTGCTGCAAACGTTCCATCCCAATCTCCTGTGTATTTTCTTGTAATTGGGTCGTAATTTGAAGGAATTTTTACTTTCAAAAGATCTACTTCATACGTTCTGGTAGGAATAGAACTGAAGTATTCAGCTTCAAATTTACAGCTTACAATTGCACTATTAGGATATCCATATTGATCTTCATAGTATTCTATCAAACTGTCGATTACGCTTTGATCTGTTCTATCGGAATTTATCGAGTCGGAAGTAAGCCTTCTTACCTTTATTTCAAAACCCATAAAAGTTGGGTTATTTAAATCTTCTTGGGTTAGACCTGTGTCAAATGGAATAGCTTGTATGTACCCTTGAGATATTTTACCTTTTATAGTTTTAGCTTCTTTTAAATTATAATCCTGCGTTCCATTATTTCCTTCTGCATTTGAAAAAAGTTTTCTTGAAAAAATTTCTATTTCAACTTCAGCTTCTTTTGTATCCCCAAATCCTTTTCCGACTGGTGCGCCGGGAGGATTTGTTCTTGGCCCAGTTTTATTTATGACTCTTAATGCATTGAATCTTATGTTTACTTGCGCTCTGCTGCAAAACTTGTTTAGAATTCTGTAATATTTCGAAAACGTGTCTTCTCCAACATCAGGATCAACTTGTGTTGAGCCATCTTCAAGAACAATGATGTTTGGCCCTCTTAATCTTTCTCCGATTCTTCTTACAATCGAAAGTCCGTTTCCATCTGGATTGGTGATTTGGGTTTCTTCAGAAGGAGTTGGGCCACCTTTTGATTCTGTAAAATTGATTTGTTGAAAATTAAACTTGCCATCTCCATCTACAAGTGGAACATTGTTTAAGTAAACAGATTGAAGGTTGTAGTATGTTCCTTCGCCAAGCGCCACTCCGGGGTTTTTGATAAATTCAGAAGAATAATATCCTGTTTGACCCTCAAGGCCGATATGGTTATAATAGCCAGTAACAAGACCTTGGATTTCTCCTTCTGACAAAAGGTCGGATACCCTAATTTTTGTGAGAGAAACGGCTCTGTCAAATGTTTGAGACGTTGCATTTGGGTTTTCTTTCTGATTTAAAACGCCTTCATCTACTTCTTGGGGGTCTCTAGGATCTGGGGGTGGAGGTGGGCCACCACCTTGCCCTTGATAAAAGATAATTTCCTCGTTTTCTTTTGATTCGTCTTTTTTCATCAAGAGGTTAATGGGTTAGTGTCTGCATCTGCGTAAGTGATTTCGTATGTAGCGTCAATAGATTGGCTTCCTATTTTAAGGCGACCATATCCAAAGGGTACTCCTCTGCCTTCGCCTTGCACGTTTTCTGGGCCGTTAAACAAATAAGATCTTCTGCCTCCTGCTGTGCCGGTATCTTGAAAAGCTGCAAATTCCGGCGGCTTGGACAAAAGCACTGATATGCCAGCAGCTAAAAGACCGAGTCCAGCGACTATAGCTGTGCCAGCCCCTATTCCAAGTGTAGTTGCAGTTGATAGACCAGCTTGTGTGGCACCTTGAGCCATAAACGCGCCGAAACCCGCCGCACCAACACCAGTTGCTATTAAAACTACTGCAACAACAACAAGTAAAATTGCAAGAAAGTTATTTCCAGAACCTTGAATTACTGGTACAATGTCTATTGTATCAAGATTTTTTCTTTCCATCACAATTTCCGAACTGTTTACTTTATCGACACTATCAATTTTTTTGTGTTTTGATGCCAAATCTTTTCCATTTACAAGAATTCTATATTCATTATGAAAGTTACCGTCTTTCATAAAATATTTACTCAGCTTTTTGCCGCTTATTTTATTTACAGCCTGAAGAGCCTCTTTGACCGAGTCTACAGACAAATTATATTCTTTGCCCATATGCTCGCCAAGTTCTCCATGAAATTTTATTTTTGTAAGTTTTTTCATAGTAGACTTTTGTGTCTTAAAAATTTAATTTCTCCGTTGCTTTTACTTTCAAACTCTTGCATTGAACAAATTGCAGAAATGCCGTTTCTTGCATAATCTAAAACTTTTTCTTCTCCCAAATAAATGGATATGTGGCAAAAGCCTTTGGCAAAATTGTAAGAATTAGACAGTATTATGTCATGTTTTCTTGGATCGCTCACTTCAATAAAATTTCTATTTAAGTAAAAATCTACTAAAACCATCGCATCTTCATTTTGCCAATATTCTTTGCACTTTTTGATAAAAGCTTTATTGAATCTATGAAACCTGAATGGGTGGTTCATAGTCGGAAAGTTTATGTTTAATTCTTTTTTATAATAATCCTGAGCTAAAGAAGAGCAATCGACAACACCGGGAACCAATGTCCTGCCGATGTAAGCGAGTTCTTTTTGCGGAAGAAAGCACTTGAATTCGTCAGTCAAAACATTGTATAATACATACTTTGTTTGAGTTTTTGTGGAAACTTGTTCATCTGCATCTGAAAAAGTAGCATATTCGTCTTTACAATGAGAATGAAAAACAAATTCGACTTGCTCTTTGTATTTTTCTGACTCTGATTGTTGAATTGCGAAGAAATTTATTTTATCAGAAGATTTATTCTCGCAGAAAACAACTTGGCCAT